TGAAGCAGGAAGATTTCCAACTGTTGCTACTGTTCCACGAATATTGATGCTAGTTCCTTGCGGACCAGTTGCACCTTGTGGACCAGTTACACCAGAAGCACCAGTTGCACCAGTTGCGCCAGGTGGACCTAAAGGACCAGTAGGTCCTGTAAAACCTCGAGGACCACAAGGACCTGTTGCGCCAGTAGGACCTGAAGGGCCTGTTGCACCAGATGGTCCAGCAACAGAAGATGCACTACCAGCAGGTCCAGTAGCACCTGTAGGGCCAGTTGGTCCTTGTGAACCAGTTGTACCAGTAGAAACAGTTACTTGAACAGGAGTTTGTGGGGTGACAATAATTTCATCAGGCATCAGTCAGTAACTTCTCTTTCACAGAATATTTGACCACGGATGTAAGTTTGTTCAAAAGTAGCATTACTTATTGAAGTAGCTTGTAAATCCCAGAATGCTCTTACAGGTATAACTTGTGTCTGTGCGCTAGTTAAAGCAAGTCTTAGTTTTTTAGTAGGTGCGTCTTCAACTGTGATTGTAAAAGTAGCCCACAAAGAAGGAGAGCTTGGATATGTTCTAATCTGAGCTTTAAATACTAAATCATTAAAGTTAGTGTTGTCTGGGAAGTCAAAGATTCCATACCATGAATCACCCTGTTGAAGAATAATATCGTAAATTCCGGCTGTGCTTGGAAGAGCTGTACGACCAGTCATATCGTTTGGAAGGTACACACGCTCTGGACGACGTGAGTCATCAATCTCTTGAGGCATGAATATTGGAACAAGCTTGTTAGTAGTTCTGCTTACTCTACGTAGAGTAGCCACTTCAATGCGGAATAGACCAATATTAAGAGCAGCGCACAATTGTTTGTACTGTTCCATACGCTGTTGGATAAGGTTAGTAAGCTGATGGTATCTTTCAGAACGCGGAATTGTCACGCCGTCTGGAGCAAATATATTAATGTCAAAGGCTGAATCTGTAGCTAGGGTATATAGGCCCTCTACAACAGCTAAAATTGATACTGGGTAGAACTCAACCTCAGGAAGCATGCCCATAGTAATGGCTCTTCCAAAACTATCGGTTCTATTAAAAGTATGTTGAGTTACTGCGGTGTTTATAAAATAAGTAAGTTCAGCATCAGAAAAGTATCTAAATACACTACCGCTTACAGATACAACATGGTTAAGCGGTGGGGCAATAAGAAAGTGTACAACGCCGTGTTGGGCTTCTATTGTGTAGTGAGTTGGGTTAGCTTTAGCAGCACCGTTTACGGTCACTAATAACGTTGACGTATCAACGGGCTTGACTCCAAGAACAAAATCTACGGTACTTCCATCGCCTGTGAAAGTCTTCGTGAATTGTTTGGGTTGGTCGCCAAGCTCCATACGGACTTTTGATACAAAGTCTGCAAGAGTTGCCACATTTACTCCTTATTCACGCATAACAGGCTACTCTAATGGTGCCGTGTAGCAGGTTTAAAAACTGGTTAAACGAAACAGCGGGCTACAAATAGCGCCCGCTGCCCCGCCTAATCGTGCGTTTAGAGAATCTGAGCCACGTATCCTTTTTCCTCAAGGTGAGCTGCAACGTCTTTAGTAACAGAATATTTGTTACCAACCTTAAACGTATAACTAGTTCCTGCACCTAAAGTCATGTTTTCAATGTCATCTGTAACACGGATAACTACTACATCTTTTCCACTTGCTCCAGTTGTTTTAACTTCATCAACTACAAGAGTGGTTAGACGGTTTGGCGTTGTTGCGTCAATGATTTCATTCTCAGCTTTAAACTGCGCTTCCGCAGTAGCTAAGGACATCTCACCTGCACGCTTTGATTGCTCTTCAGCAAATTCTTTAGCAAGGGCTTCTCGCTGGCGTCCTGTGTAATCAGTAGCCTTCGGTCTATTATTAGCCACGTTATATCCTCCGATTTAGTATCTGTTGGTTTTGGATGGGGGCGGATTTTAAGGCCCGCCCCCAGCTTTTTAAATTAGTTGGTTTCTGCAATAACTACAGACTGGTCAGTGATTAGACCAAGTCCAAAGATTGAGTACCAAGCAAGTGCGTGCTCACGACCGAAGTCTAGAATACCGCCATCGCGGAGTTCTACTGGAAGTGAGATTGCGTGACCAAATGCGTTATCTCCAATGAAGATAGCGTCATAGCGGTCTGAACCACCGTTACCAGTGAATTCAGCTGGTGAAATATATCCGCCGCCTGCTGTAACTGTTGGAGTTGTAGCAGTATCGGCTGAGTAAGAAGTACCAGCACCACCAGCGACCTTGCGGACCTGTGTGGTTTCGATGAATACGCAATCGTACAAACGACCGATTTCACCAAGCATGAAGTTACCAGGAGCGGCGTACTTCGTTACTTCGATGAACTCAGGAACGTCACGTAGACGACGTGATTGGTGAGGGTGAACAAATGCCACGTAGGTCTCACCTAAGCGTGGGATGTTCTTTGTTGACAGTGTCTCAACTGCATCCTTGACTGTGTGAGGAGTCAAGTTGAATGCACCGGTCATGCTGGCACGAGTTGTGCCTGCTGTTCCGTAACCGTACCAGTCATTTGCAGCTGAAAGACCTGAACGGTCTTCGCCGTAAATCTTGGATGTGGCTGAGTAGAGAGTGTCGCGGCTCAACTTATCAAGATAAAGAGCCATGTTACGACCTAGAAGACGTGAGGCAGAAGCCATTACGTCATCAAAGGAAGCATTAAGTAGTAGCTCAGAAACTGCAAGAGCATATCCATGCTCAGATACAGTGATTGAGAACTGTTGCGCTGTTAGCGCATTTGTCTGCATACGTACACCTTCGACAAGTGCGTTAGCAAAGCCGAGGTTGTTGTAACGTAGGAAGTTAATTTGAAGACCAGGTGCAACACCAAGTTCAGTCTTTTTAACTGCAAACTGCTCAAAGCGAAGGATAGGCATTGCCTGGAAAAGAATTTCCTTTGACCAGATTGTCTGAATCGCTTGAGTTAACTGTGTGTTAGTACCTGAATAGGCTGTAGGGGCTGCGGCTAGATTGCCTGTACCCGTAATTCCTGATGGCATTTAGTTATACTCCTTAGTTGGAATTTGGATTTGGGGGTTAGCCGAACAGTCCCGAGCTTTTGCCTTGAGCTTTTGGACTCAAAAGGCGTTGGCGATATTTTGCGTATTCGTTCATCGGCATAGCTGATATCTCATCAGCTGTAAAGTTACGTTGCTCCGAATTAATGTCCAGTGGTCCGGTTGGAGGCGCGGTTACCCGGCTTCCAGTCATTTCTTTGCGAGCCGACTGCATAGCCTGCTGCGCAGATTCTAAAATACGAGTTGAGCGGTTTTTAAGACCATCGATACTCGCGTTAATCTCGTCTTGGGTATTACCCGTAACAAGGTCCAAAAGTTCGGGAATAATTGCTTCCCGTTCTTCCTCCAGCCGTTGCTGGCGGAAAGTTTGAATCTCAGCAAAAGTTTTCTCTCGCTCCAATAGAGCAAAGGCGCGTTCGCGCTCCTGGCGCTCACGTACCAACTGCTCAGACCATTCGGTTTCTTTCTTTTTAAGAAGTTCCCGAACATCTAAATCAGCTTCAAGGCGAGTACGCTCTTCAGCGTCCTGTGCCTCTTTTTCTGCTTGTTTAACCGCAAGTTCTGCTTCCCTCTGTAGCTTGATTTCTTCAAGCTCAGTCTTTAGCTTTTCAATTTGCGGATACAACTTGTCTTTTTCTTGACTACGAACTTTAGCTAAATCATCTTCGGTGTAAGCCTTAGATGTTTCAGACCTAGTTGTAGTCGTAACAGTTGGCGCGTCAACGCCAGCGTCTACAATTGGAGTTTGCTCTGCTTCAGCTTTAAAGGCCTCAGCAAGTACTTCTGTTTGAGTTTCCATATACGTCCTTTATTTGTCTGGGTCTTTTTTCGAATGAGGTTTTACCCTCGTAGCACAAATGACCGTCTCTTGGTTTTACACATACATTTTTCCGCGTTTTACGAAAAATTTCAGCCTATAGTGCTTTATTTTTCGTATTCATCTGGTACACGACGTTGTGGAATTTTAGTTCCATAAGCATCAGTTACTAGTCGATTGCGGATATTTTGTTCACCCATTTGTAGTCCTGCGACTACGTCTCCTTCCAGTATTGGTGTCTGGGCAGGAGAACCTCCGCCAGCCGCCATACCCGCTGCTTGCTCAGGTGAGAGCGGAGCAGCAGAACCGTCAGGTCCTGGGACCATGCCTGTTAAGGTCATAATCTCATTAGCGATTTCGGTTTGAACAAGTTTAAGTGCGCCATCTGCCTTGGCATCGTCAATAAGCTCTTGTCTAATTTCTTGAATTTTTTCTGAAGGGAACTCTTCGCCAAGGGCTCTAAGTGCTCCTTCTTTAGACTCTAGTCCTAGAGATAGCATAGATTGAATTTCGTTAAGAATAATAAGTTTGTCTAGAGGCAGTGGTGGTGGGAAATGTACATAAGTTCTGTAAGTATCTGGGTCGTTAGGGTCTAGCTGAAGAAGTTGTTCCGGCTTAGGAACTGTGTCTCTATCAGGATTCCAAGTAAATGTTTCTGGTTCTTTAACAGCTAGGTTACGAAGAATAAGCTCGTTTACTCTTTCTAGTCCATACGCGTATTGAACAATCTTTTGATGATAGCGGTTCATCAAAGGTTGGAATTGGATAGCTAGTGCTACACCAGAGGTATTAGAGATAGGCTGTGACTGACCAAGAGCTGTTTCTGGTACACCAGTCATCTCGTGCATAGCACGCTTTAACATAGTCATGTACTCCATGGCACCTTTTAAGCCTTGACCGCCGCCTTCTAGGTTTTCTACACGAGCGTCTTTAGGTAACCCGCCCCAAACTTTATTTGCTCCTTTTTCTAATTGAGAAGCCTTAGCTCCAATAATTACAGTTACAGGAGCTGCATGGTAATTAATAATGTCTGCGATATCTGTAGCAGTTTCATTGTAAGCACGGTTTAGAGAAATCATTTCATTACAGTCAGATAGTCCCCAAGGAGAGCCTGAAATTCTAATGTTAGGCATGTGTACTACAGGAATGGTTCCAAGTGGATTTGGGCGTGAGTCAATCAACTCATCATTAATATACTCTTCAATAATGTCATCTGTAAGAATCTCTGTGTATGTGTATACCTGTCGTGTACCTTCTAGAGATGTGCCCCAAAAACGGTATTTAAGTTTAAACCGAATCAAACGGTTACGGTCGTGTGGGTGGAACTCTGGAAATGCAAAAGAAGAGTTAAGGGGGAGAATACGTACACGTCCTGGATGTTGCATACCAGCTGGGTCTATCCAAGCTTCTTCGTACGCTACTTTAACAAAGCAGTCTCCGGATACAGAGCCTTGCTGACCGATTTCCCAAAGTGTTGTTGCTTTGTTGTTATCTACTTCCCAAACGCGTTCCAACAAATCAGGAACAATTGCTTCTGTTGCTTTAGGACTTCTAAATTGAACGCCTTTGCTAAAAGTAAAGTTAATAATAAAATCTGTTATTGCTCGATAGTAATTAAATACCATCTGTGGTTCGCCCTGTTGACGGCGGAAAGCTGTGTGATGCCCTAGGTACATTGCCCAGTTTAATGAGTAACGGTTGAGGCGTGGACCGTGTACTTCAAACTCTTCATCGGCAAGTTCTACTAATCCCAAGGGGGATATTGAGATGGTTAAGTCAGATGAGGCTGCCCTATAACTAGGGGGTGAAAAGTCTATGCTCACCTAAAATCCTCTCATTCAAATATTTAACTGCCATAGTTTAGCATTATTTTGCCAAACCACAGAACCACCTATTTTGTTACTATTTTGTTAACTGGTTTTACAACACTTTTTTTAACAGATTTAGTAACTTTTTTCTTTTTTGACTGCTCAATCTTGTCTGTTTTTTCCTGAGCTTCGTCCCTATTTTTAGGGTCAATATCCTTTTTAGAGTCTACGAACTTTCCACCCATTTGAAGGTACCGAGTGTGAACCCAGTGAGCTGATGCTGGAGATTGTTTTGAGAATCGAGTTTTTGCTTGAGTGGTAATCATGTTCCACAATCTAGGATTGGCAGGGAGTTGTTTAGGACCCTCTTGAACTTCTTTACCTTTGATTAACATTTATTATCCTCAATGCAGGGAATCCCGCCCCCTCAGCATGGTGGGACGCTGAAAGGGGGCAGGAAACTTAATTAGTCCTGAACTACTGCTGGGCTTACACGTGATTGGCGAGCGCCGTTACGTGTAACTTCTTCAATTGTTGGTTCTGCATAATCTTGAAATGAACCATTTGAAAACTCTTGAAGATAATCTGTTGCTTCAACCCAAGAAGCTGAACCTACGTGAGCACGCTCTTTCATAGTTTCTTCAGCTGACTTAGTGTGAACAACTGCGTTGCGATTTGGACGGCCTGCTGCTGGTGTATAACCTTGTGCAGCTCCGGTTGCAAACTCTTGTGGTACGTCAGTATCGGTTCCGATACCTTCTTGAAAACGTAAAGGTCCGCGCTGTCCTGGGACAGAGCTTGCCATTTTACGGTCGTAAGTATTTCCAGAACGCTCTGGAACTTGTGGTGTTGGGGCAATTGCCATGTTTATTACTCCTTTAAAAGGTTGAGGCCTCGGTACAAGTGTCTTATTAAAACGATAGTTTTTCAGGATAAAGTCAAGTCTATTTGAAAAAAGGTGACGACGAGACCTCAACCTGGGGCATTGTCAGGTCCATCGTTAATGAACAAGCAATGGCCAAACTGTCGGCATAGTCGTCATGAGCATGGGATTCGGCTGGGGCATGAGCTAAAAAGTTAGGCCCAGTAAACTTAGTCTCTAGGTCAGTCATCTGTTGGTAGAACCGCTTCCATGTTCTAAGTCTTCTAGTCTTAGCATGAGCAGGCCACCCAATTAAACGCCTATCAATAAGAGTCTTTAGATGTTTCCAACGTTTAGACTGTTCTGGTTGACTGCTGCCAATTGGATAAACCTCTGCTCTAGGTAACAGGAGTTTTAATCTTTGGGCTACTGCGTCTCCTACGCCACCTGAGTCAACACCTACGGCAAGTACGTCGTAGCTTCCTAAAAAGTTAACTATTTGGAAATGCTGGTCTTCCCAATCTTCGCTTTGAATCTCTAACCAGTTTAAAATTCTATGGTCAAAGTAACCAAACTCATCTGGTCTGTCCCAGTCAACCCAAACAACTGTAATAACGGTTGAGTCGATTTTTCTAGCTGGGTCGATGCCCACAACTACGGGAGTCCTGTGCCAAGCTTTGACCATCTCTTGAGATGTATCGCCCAACTCATCCATAACAGTAGAGGTTACAAACATTCCGCGCTCTAGCAGCCACTTACAGTTGTAAGACATCTGGAACTCATCAGAGTCTTCGCCTACACGTAGAATTTCTTTTTTAATAAACTTTTGATAGTTATCATTATATTTAGCTACGTCTTTCCAATCCCACTGATAGTGGTTTTGCTTATTTCCTCTAGAAGTTTGACGACGTTTGTTTAACTGGATAGAGCGATAGAAGTTGTTTTTGTGTGTAGTAGGCGTGCCTGTTTTAACCATAGTTCCAGCGTAATACGCCAACATAGGAGATATAGATTTAGATACTACAAAGTCATCTGCTTCTTGGCACTCATCAATAACAATGAGGTGGAAAGACTTAGATTCAATCTTTGCACGAGGGTTGGCTGTCATCATCATTACAGATGAGCCAGAGTTCTTCAATTTAATTTGTTTTGTAACGCCAGCTACTTTTTTAGCTTCGTCATCAATCTCTGGGTCACCTAATACGTTTAATGCGTGCTCACTAGTAAGCCTGTTAATAGTACGACTAAACAGAGTTTCTGCTTGACCTTCTACTGGAGCAAACAAACCTACCCATATACCGTCTTTAAACTTACCTAATAAATCTGGGTACATACGTGCAAGTCTTGGAAGAATAACCATAAGTGTAGCTACAGTGTTTGCAATAGTTTCTGACTTACCAGACTGACGTGCGGCAAGTGCAGTGATTTCTTCACCGTCGTTAATAATTACAGATTCCATTATTCTTCTTGCGAGTGGAGCTTGATAAGGATGCAATTCATAACCAACTAGTGCTACTAAAAACACCATCATCTTATCTACTAATTTATTTACAAATTCCCTAGACAGCTCATCTAATCCATCATCTTCTTCAATGGACTCAATATCTTGT